AAATAATCAAAAAATAAAAGAAATGGTGCAAACCGACGAAGATGACGGTAAAGCAAAAATTATGGTTGACAAAAATCTTGACCAAAATTCAATTGCGACAAAGGGTTCCACGTTGGTTTCTTCCGCTCCACAAGCAGTTGTTCAATACACAATTGTTTTCGATAACCCACAACAGCAATCTCGGTGGTATGACTTTGTTAGGTGGCTTAGAGCAAACCCAAGCATTGACGGCAACACAACCGCTGAGCGTCTTTTGAATTTCATAGATGAGCATTGTGAAATTTAATGACTAGACAAAGAATGTTTCTGGACATAAATTGTCTTGAAGCAGCACGTGCTCGTATTAGGCATGTCTACGACACCTTCGACACAGTATGTGTTCAATTTTCTGGAGGCAAAGACTCTACAGCAATTCTTTATTTAGCAAAAGAAGTTCACGAAGAACGTGGGCTAGGCCCAGTCAGAGTAATTTTTAGAGACGAAGAAATGGTCAGTCCTCGGACTATTGAATATGTTGAGCGTGTTCGTAACTATCCGTGGGTCAACATGGAGTGGTACTGCTTGCCGTCCAGTTCAGAAATCTGGGTGCTTGGCCGTAGGCAATCAGTTCTTTTTTGGAGTGAAAAACGCAAAAACGAAGGGCGACTAGTTCGCGATATGCCGCCATTCGCAATTACTGGAAAACATTTTGGTTTATCACATGATGAACCATTGCCTCAATCGATTGATTATTACACAATGCAGGGCAAAACTGGAAGTGTTGCTTTTCTTACTGGAGTTAGGGCAAACGAATCAATGATTCGCTATCGCTCCCTTGTTCAAAAGTTGCATGAAAATTATATTGTCACTCCTTACAAGATGAAAAAAAATATTCCTTTGAAGTTTGCAAAGGTCATTTATGACTGGCAAATCGATGATGTTTTTAAATTCCTAAGCGAAGAACACAATGCAGAGTATTGTTCTTATTATGACGTGGCGGCAATGACTGGCAGTAACACCAGGGTGGGCATCCCACTGCATGCAATTGCAATTAGGCGAATAGGTGACGTAATAGTGACAGAGCCAGAATTTTATGACAGGCTCGTAACGGCTTTCCCATATATTGACGCCCAACGTCTTTATTGGTCGTCTCTTGATGTTGATTACATAATTAATAAATATGCATCTTTGGGTTTTGATGGAGCATCAATGTTTATTGAAGATTACGTAATTGGTGAATCAAAAACTAAAAAGGCTCGCGTATTTGTTGCGGAATTTAGGAGAAAACATTTAAGCGACCCCAGGTCCTACACCATCTATCAACTTATTCGCACATTATTTTTAAATCAAATTGCTTCTGTGGTCTCGGCTAGCCCAATTGGGCCAAAAACAAAAGTTCACTCAGTTCGGGAAGTTTCGGAAATTGAAAATCAATACATTGATTAATCACTTAAAGGTAATTGCATGAAAATAGAAATGATTAAAGTTGAACAATTGCAAAAAGCAGAATGGCATTCAACCCATATTCTTCGTCCTGATTTGCTTGTCTTGTCATCGTCCCTAATGTGCAATGGTTTTGTTTCTCCAATTGTTGTACAAAAAGAAACAAACATAATTATTGATGGCTATCAACGCTGGATGCTTGCAAAAGATTTATTGGAGTTAAATAAAAAAATTAATGGTTTAATTCCTGTTTTTTTTGTTGATTGCAATTCCCTAGAAGCAATGCTTATGCATTTGCAGATAAATAGGGGTAGGGGTAGTTTATTGGCCCATAAAGTATCGTCAATAATTAGGGATTTATTTAATAGTGGGAAATATGACGAAAAAGATTTTGACAGACTCCTGACAATGAAATATGATGAACTTGAAGTTCTTTTTAACCCAACAATTTTAAAACAACGAAAAATTTCAGAACACAAATATTCGCGAGCTTGGGTTCCAGTTGAGGCTCCAGCGGGCACTGTAGATAGTGGTCCAGTCACTGAACGACCACCCAATGCGGATAGGTAATATTCGTCAGCTAGCAAAGATGCTACAATCTGTAGGTATCAACAGTTTTGGAGCAAACATGATTCAGATTTTTCGCGACACACAGGACTTGGGTGGGGACGAAGACGAAGGTCGTGGTGGCACTCTAAGAAGACTGTTAAATAGAGGCAATGAGGCTATTGCCCAACGCCGAACTGGTCGTAGACCAACAGCAACCGTGCCTGAAATTCTTAGAGAATCAGCAGTCGGTCGGATAGTAAATCGTGCTCGTGGAGCCTTGCGACGTCGTCGCGGGTAAATCTTAATACTCCCAAATTGGGGTAAAATATGCTTGTAACATCTGCTGATTTAAGAACATACATGGATATTACTTTGTCCAATCGGCAGCTTGATGCAGCCGACATGATATTGGCTGGTTTACAAAGCGAGTTAGAGACTTATTTGAACAGACCTATAGAGGTTGGGACTTTTCAAAACGAAAAACATGTTCTTCCAGCTACCCATGTTGGCATACCGATGACTTCGTTTTTCTACAATCAAAGTTTGGATAGCACCTCGGCGCAAGGTACTGTAACTTATAGTGAACCGCCAACAACTATTTATTTAAGAAATAGCCCAGTAGTAACAGTTACTAGTGTTACTTTAACGCCAGTTCAATCACCCGTACAGGTTTTGGTTGTTGACCAAGATTACACAGTTCGCAGATACGGCATAGATATTTATCGAGGGTTTGCTAACGACGTTGTTCGAGTTACCTACACCGCTGGTCTTGCTGGCGCAAACATTGCTATGTTTAAACTTATGATTCTTCGCGCGGCAACAAGGGAAATGCAAAATATGCACGACGACGTCGTTGGTGTAAAAGATTTAAATCCACGAAATGTTGCAATAGCCGAAACTGGATTTACGGATAAAGAATTGGCAATGTTGAAAAGATATAGAAGACATCGGATTGCTTAGATGCGACCTTTTGTATCTTATAGAAAAAAAGAATCTGGTATTAATGACACCAAAGATAAATTGCAAGACGTAAAACGTCGTAGCAAAAATCTAGAACCAGTATTGACCGCAGCTGGAATTTCTTTAAGAAAATATTTAGCGTCAAACTACACTGGTCAAGGATTACTGGTTGGCGGATGGGCTCCATTGGACCCTAAATATGCTGCATGGAAAGCTGTAAATTTTCCAGGGACGCCACCAATGGTTAGGACTGGTGCATTATTTAATTCTGTTGCTGTAGTCGGACCCGAAATTGACGCTCATGATAATTGGGCTACTTATACCTTGAAAGGCGTAAACTACGCAAAGTTTCATCAATACGGAACAACAAAAATGCCCAAAAGACAAATTTGGTTTGCACCAGAAGTTTGGCAAGATGAACTCAAGGACAAAATTGCTAACTACGTTATGAACGGTGTTTTAAATGTTGACTGATTCCTATTATTTAATGCATGGCGCTCAATTTGCCAAACAATATGTTTCAAATTATCTTGAAATGGACATACCTTTAAGATGTAATCGTTACAGAAACGGTTGGAATTTAAGCAACGCCCAACTTCCAAATCCTGAAAAATTTTATACTTTTGAACCTTTGGCTCTTGATGCCTGGCCAACAATTATTACTGTAGTTATATCTACTTCATCTTTTAATAGGGAATCATATGATGGCTTTGACCCCCTATATCGGGTTGTTTACCAGATGAGAACTTATGTTTGGTGTAGGGGTCTTGGTTCCGAAGAAGCAACAATTGCTAGAGACAGGCTTACAACAGTAGTCCGCTCAGCATTATTGGATTATCCATGCCTACAAGCAACAGACTCTCGTCAAACATTTCAAGCAATGATTGACGAATCTTCTCTGAGGGAAGAATTTTCCGATACAACCCTTCTTAAGGGTGACAGAGTTATGGCTGGTTCATATTTGGGTTATGAATTATCAATTAATGAAATAGTGACACGTACTGACATATTTCAACCAACTCAGGAAAACCCGACTGATATTCAATTACAGGTTAAACAGCAGGGCGTTACTGACACCGACCTGTCAGCATCAAATTGGTCTTAGTTCTATTACGGCTATTGTTTTTTAGGTACAATTAAGCATCTCATCTAGATTGGATTTTAAAAATGCCTCAATTATTAACATTTCTGTCTTCAGATATCGATTTGAAAAGCATTAATGAATCTGGGGTCGTCTACAAAAACGTATCTTTGGGAGCTGTTGAGGT